ACTTTGACTGTATTTTTCAATGGCAAGTCCTCTTCTAATATCAAAATAGTAAAGTCATCAATACGGGTCAGATCCTTGCCAATCCTTGGTCGGTATGTAGGTGCAACAAGAACTTTCTTAACTTTGTATTTCTTCTTTCCAATAGTTGAATTAATTCCAGGCTCATAAACAAACCCATCTTTTTCCCATTGTTCAACACTTTTCATAGAGTCAAGAAAGTGAGCAACGGTAAATACAATTCTTTCAGAATATAGAAAACCAGAAGTTACGCCTTGTACTTTGACAGCATTTGGATCACCAGTTGCATCTTGACCAAATTCAACGGCATTGGAAAAGGGTATAGATAAAATTAAAAATAAAGATAAAAATACTGATAAAAGTTTTTTCATATAATTATTATACAGATTTGATACAACAAAGTCAAGTAAACAACCTTGATTGGATTTGAACTAACTATAAACGGAACCTTGTAGAGCAGGTAGGACTTGAACCTACGATAGCCGAATTATGAGTTCGGGGCCTTGACCAACTTGGCTACTGCTCCTTATTTTTATAGTCCTTTTTGACTAAAAAATATTATAGTAAATAAAATTGTAACTCCCAATACCGTACCCCACGATATAGATCCAACAATCCAAGCAAACACTATTAAAAATAATGGAACCCAAATTATTGATGTTAGTAATAAAAATATAAATGCAGCAAACTTAGTCATTGTTATTAATTCTTTTTATAAGAAATTTGACAAGGATTCTTTGCTTTGCAGTTTACTTCATATCCCTGAAATTTTGCTTGGTCAATTGTTTGGTAATATACTTTTGTTTGCTGATTTAACAGATTATTGGATATACGCATGTGATCGGCTTGTTCTTTTTTTGTATAGACATATTTATATCTTTTATACTCTGGACCAGCAGTAGCAACTACAGTATTTTTATCAATCTGTGTAGCACTTACAATATACCTTCCAGTTTTTGAGGTATAATAAAATGGCTTTAATGGTTTAAAATATCCATCTTTCATCAAGTCAGATTTAATTTTGTCTGGAAAATAATTTTTTAATGTTTGATTCGCATCATCAACCCACTTAATTGAAGATTCTGCTTCAAACCTAATTCTTTCTGCATCTGCAATCAAAGATTTTTTATATGCTTCAGCATTTGACAATTGCGTATAATATTCAGCGTTTGCAGACGCAACCAATTTTTTATGGTTAGCCTGAGCAGACAGCATATTCGCATAAGATGTCTTTACCTTATTCCTGGCAGCACTAAATTCTGAATATGGAATTCTTGTTCCGTCAATTTTAACAGGGTATATCCATCCTAAATCAAAAGATAGAATTGTTTTTGCAGGAACTTCCCATCTCATTCCTGCTTGAGAATATTCCCACTCAAAGTCCCAGTTAAAGTCTATCCAGTTTGGCTTTTCCCACTCATTCCAGCCAGCAACTAACTGATAGATAACATTATCTCCACCAGGAATGCCAAAATGACCATATCTGCTGTCTTTGGCTTCTCCAGAAAGTATTGGTCCCACAGGAGCACCAGTAGGCCCAAGATCCCTCCTTCCTCCATCTTGAGTAGAAAGTCTGATTAAAGAATTAACACCATTTGAACTTCTTGAATTTAAAATGTTAACGTCGACTACGCAATCTTTTGATTGCGCTACACCATATCTATCTACAGAACTTGGTTTACATCCTGTATCTTTCACGATGTCAATGCTTTTTACTATTTTAACTTGGTCAACTTGTTTCCATTCTAACATTGCATTTTGGTAATCAGCAATAGATTGTGTTTCTTTTACGCCAGCAGTGTTTTTAATATTTTGAAGATTTGAATTATAATTATTTTGAATACTTAAAACATTTTTAGAATGATAATCGTTTGCAGCATTAAGGGACAAAGCGTACTGGTTATTTATTTGTTGCTGTAAATTTGACCTTTCTAGAAATTCATTTGCCTGAGCAGGCGAGGGAGCAATCAAAGAGATTGCAAAAATAATAGCGATAAGTTTCTTCATTGTAAAGCCTTTCTGTTTAGGTTGTATACTAATTATAGAACAGGGCAGGGTAGATTGTCAAATACCGTTGTCTTCAAGTCTTCGTAATATTTCTACTGTATCTGGATCAGCAAGCATTTCATCAAAAGCCTCTTTAACTGCAGGCCTCATTTCTGGCAGGGTATACAAATCATCTTTCGTAATCTTATATAGAATATTCATTACTCTTACACAATCATCATGTCTATACCAGGTATAACAGTATAGTTTATTGTTAATCTCAACAACATTAGGGCAAGACCTATAGTCACTTACGATCTGGTCTATAACAGCCTTATAGCCCCATCTAATGGCACTCCAAGGTGGCTTAATCATTACACGCCTTTAGTTTTTTTGATAGCCTCTAACACAAGAATTTTCATACCAAGACCATTTAATTTACCATCTGAAATATCAATAGCCTCAATGGCTTCAGTTATTTTATCTTTAACTTGCTTAACAACACTGTGAGTACCATTACAATTTGGATACTCTGTTGAAAATCCACAGCCACATGGCATATTGTTATTCCTCTATTTCTGTTTTCATATGATAAAAAGTTCCCCATCTATCATAAATTGGCCAAAGTTTTTCCCAAATAAATCCATCTATTCTATATCCAAAAGAAGAATCAATGCCATTTTCTTCTCTATCAAACATACGCATCATAGCATTTGATGCAAAGTGTCCTGCTAAATTTGCCAGCCATCGTAATGGTGGACGGGAGTTATCAATTCTCACTGACTCCCACTCTAAACTATCATCGTCGTACATGTCTGTGTGGACCCCCACGAACTAACTCCCATTCTCCAGTTTCTTTAGCAACAAATACATCTCCAGTTTGTCTATCTACCAACAAATATTTTTCAGGACATTTGGTTTTAAGTGTAACAACAACTGATTTTTCTAATTCTGCAAACTCTACTGGCTCTCTACTCATACAATTACTCCTATTAAAAATCCAATTATAAATGAAAATAATCCTACTGCCCAATAAAAGGTTTTGGCATAATGCTTTATGAGTATGCTTTTAACCACTTCTTTAGGAACAATAATCTCATAGCCTTCATTGTCTGGATCATCAAACTTATATTCTGTCACTTGTGCTCCTTCATATGTCTATTTAGTGTATCATGAGCAAAAATACCCCAACGCACTTCTGTTTCTTTTTTGCACACGGGACAAATAACAATTTTTCCATTCATACTTTTAGTATACACTAAACCGACAAAATTGTAAAGTTAGATATCCTTATATTCTTCAAAAAGTTTTAAAATTTCATCAGAATATTTGTCATAATCTATTTCAATAATAGTATTATCAGAATTTATTTTATGTATCTTTATTTCTTGTCCAATTTTAAATAATATATTATCTATCTTATCTTTTATGTTCATTCTATTTACATTCATCCTTAAAACTTTGATAGACTTTCAGATATTATTCGTAATCTTTCTCTTAATTCCCATCTCTCATGTTTAGATAGGTATGGTTTGTCAGACATACGATTTTTATTTTTTTCAGCCCTTTTACGTTGCGTTTCTGACTTATTGTCATTAGACTGTTTCATTAGATAAGGGCAAAGAATACTAATGATGCTAGAATAACCATAACAGATATAATAACCTTCTGCTTAGTCTCTCTTGACCACTCTTCTGTATTCATATTATCTCCTATCCCCAATGTTTAAAATCAAAATGTTTTTCGCAGACGTCTATAATCTTGCCTGTATTTTTTCCTGGCTGAGTATATTTTGACTCTTCGTCACAATAATAACATTTTGCTTTTTCCATTTATTTATTATAGCATGTTGGACAATGTTCCCATTTGTCCTTAATATCAATATCTATCATAAATATAACACCGCAACTGTAGCAAAGATATTTTATTTTTTCTTTATCCATGCTCATACCAAGTAGGGGCTTCGTCTTCTATGGCATCCAATATTTCTTCTGCCAATTGCTTAGCCAACCTATCCTTGTGTTTTCCTTTAAGTTGATCATAAATAATTTCAACTATAGAATCAATCTTGGACTCACGAGATAACATGGCAAACCCATTATATAATACCTTTATGTCCATTCTATATGTGATTTATCATGAAAAATATCATGCCATCAAGGTAGGTGTGGGGGATATCACAGGTAGAAGGTTTCGCCAACATAGGGCCAAGGGGTGGGAATTAGTGGCATATTGGTATTTTCAAGATCGGCGGGGATGTAGAAGAATAGAATCTACAGTACTACAAATACTAAGGGATAAATACGGCTATTACCTACATAAGGAAGACATGCCATATGGGGGCTATACGGAGACATTTGATGCCTCAAAAATAACCAAAAGAAAGATAATTGGTTTGGTCAATAAATCTATAAAGAAATACACTTAGACTTGATTTTATCGTATGCCTCGTAAAATTTAAACAAATCTACTTGGCCTACAGCCTCTTTGATAACATCATAGCCTGAAGCATTTTTACTACTTACCATATAACCATTCTTATAGTCTTTTAGTTTAGTTTTATATTTTTCTGTTATAATTTTAATATTTAATAAATTTGCTATATGACAGGTTGTTTCAAATGGATAAGACACTAGTTGATCATAGTCTACTATTATTTTGCTTTGGCTTGATAGTTTTGTATAATGATCACAATATTGGTTAGCCCTATCTTGTATATCTTTTATTTGTAATAATGATATGTCTTCAAAGTTTCTATGTTTTTGCTTTATAGCCATAGTAATGTCTGATATAAGTAAATCTTTTGGATCCCTGGCTATGGTTATCATTTTGAGTTGACCTATTTCCAACCCGCTCCAAAAACGAGCATTGTTATTTAGAAGGCCTCCAATTGCATAACCCCAAGTCTGAGGTTTAGGTTCATGATATTTTAGCACTACATGTCCAGTATGTACAAATAGTCTTTCTTGTAGATAATGACTTCCTGTACGAGGAACTGTAACTATTGCCCAATCTTTGACAATGTTCAAGGCATCATTCATATTTTATACTATATCGTACCACAATGGTACTGTATATCTTGTTCCAGATATTACGGTTTTGACTTCATGAGCAAAATTATACGTTCCTGGAAAATAAATCAAATCACCTTTTTTAGGTTTTATTAATAAGTCATGATCTAGAAAATATAATTCTCCGCCCTCATAGTCATCATTTAAATATATAATGCTGGCTAAAGGACTTGCATTTGGATTACCGATGTCATCTACATGAACTCCTAAACTTGTTCCTGCATCCCATTTCACTACACAAATTGGTTGATTTGGTCTTGGTATTATTTTTACAGAAAAAGAATTTTCTATTAACGCACCAACTTTGTCAAAAAGCCATGCAAAACTTTGCATTGGAGGGCTGTTAAATACTTGAAACCAATTACACTCTTGTCCATTTTCATCCCATTGACAAGGTATTTTCTGTCCATTAAACATTTTTGTATAATTTATTAATTCATCACAAGTTTGATAATCTAAAAAATTATTGATAACTATGATATTTTCTTTATTATTGCTTACCCTCTCAAAATACTGTTTATAAGCATCAGACCTATCAAAAGAGTCTGGATCATGTCCTATGTCTTTTCCATTTATCTTATAACCCATTTTTATATTATACACTTCATTTAAGGTTTTAATGCTTTATTTTTTACTTGTTCATATAATTTATTTAATTCTTTTAAATCATATTCTTTGACCTTTTCTTTAACAAGATCATAGTGTGATGACTTAGTGCTGGTTGTTATATGTTTTTCACTAATATTATCTTGAACTTCTTCAAATGGGGTTTCATTTATTTCAGTTATATTCAATTCTTTAATTAATGTTTTGATAATGCCATCAGGATTCTGTAGCAAATCTTCATATTTAAATATTATTGCAGGTCTTTTTAACAACTCTGTATAAAAACCAGAATATTTTTTGATTAAGTCAGAAATCTTATAAAATTCATCATAATGAGAAAGTTTTGTTGCTTCAGATGTTATTGAGTCTAAAGGATTTCTGACTACAACTATAATGGTACCTTCTACAAAATAATGATATTTAGGAAATTGATATCCAGTTTTGGCTACTATCAAATTAGACAGATAAACGCTACCAGATCTGGGATATGTACATATTGAAACTGATTCTATAGTTCTTAAATTGCTCATTATTTATGATTGTATCATGAGTTATGCTAAAGTTCGGCGGAAAATAGAAATACAAACCCCCCTATGCTCTAAACGAGCACTATGGGTTAATATATCTATATCCCCGATAAAATGGAGGGGATGTAAAGTATCCCCATTATCCCCCATAGTAGAATATATCCCATATGGGACCAAAGGTGGTTTTATGTGTACCGTCGCTTAAAAGGTTTTATAATAGCCCAATGCATTTACATCAGGTTTATACTAGGATATCTGATACGAAGATAGTTTATTATTGTCAACAGTGTGGATGGGAAAAGACAGAGTTATCCACAGGTTAGACACATCTATATTGGTTTGAATATAGAAGTTATCCACAGGTTATCCACAGATAAATCTTACTGATATTATTTCTATATGGAGTAGAAGTGGAGTAAAGTGGAGGATAGTGGAGGATGGAACGTTTTTATAAGGCGGGATCGTAATGTCGCTGCCAAACCTTACATCCCTATATCTTCAAACCTCACAAACCCTCATACCATATATGCCCGATATTGTCAAACCATCATATAAGGTTTGGGCATTATAGCCTAAATATGGGGGTTTGTCAATAGCGTTCGTAATCTTTTTTTGCCCAAAATTCTGGAAAAAATCCAATAAGTTCGTAATACTTTTTATTATGTTTTAAAATGTTTTAAAAAACCAGAAAACCAGGAAATATGGTTTGTTACTTACTTATAGAGGTTTTTGTGATGGGGTTTGTAATCTTTTTGATCCCCGCTCGTAATAGGCCGCTCTTGATGCCCGCCAAAAAGCGGCGGGATAAAGAAAAAGAACCTACTAAGACCTATAGTATGAGTAAAGGCTACAAAGGCATTAGTCAAACCAATGTCTTCTTGTTTGGCTGCTTTTGGATTATTGAGTCTATAGAAATGTCTGGCCATATATCAATAATAACATCATTTATTATGGTTTGGCCATATTATGGTTTGTTATTCTCTACCCTCAACATAGGCTAATAGATCATTAAGGTTTGTAAATAGATCTGCTTCTTCATGAGAAATCTCAAATGCAGATATAAAGAGATCAAAGGTTTCGTTGACATACTCTTCTGCCATCGAGGTAGGCATAACAACATGTGTGGATATAAACCATGCTAGTGGCAAACCAATATCGTTGTATTCGATAAAGTCTTTTAGTTTCTCATCATCTCTAAATTCAAACCAGAACTGCCCTAATATGTCACACTTGGTTTCAAAAGTCATAGATCTAGTTTACCATATCCCCTGGGCTTAAACAATGGGCTTCGTAATCTAAAAATCTGGGAAAAAATATAATGGTTCGTAATCTAATATACACAAAGAAAGATCGAACCGCAGCAGCGGTCTAAAGATTATTTAGATTTTTTCTTTTTCTTGCCCTGTTCAATAGGGACAACTTCAGCATCTATTGCCTGAGCCTTAAAAAAGTCAAGCAGGTTATCATACATAACATTGGGGCTTATATCTCTAAGAGCACAAAGTATTCCCCAAATTGAGTCAATAACTACTTTTCCTTCTGAAGTTAGTTTAGCCCAACCACCATCAACAAATACGGCAAGTTGTAGTCCTTCCTCAAACTCTATAAAAAACTCTGATGGCAAAAACTCTATGTCTACTATGTCAAGTTCATTTTCTTTTAAGTATCTTAGGATACCTACTGCTTTACCATAGTCCACCTTGTCGCCACCTATCTTGTCTAATTTGCGGATTTAATATCATTTCTTTTTCATCATTAGCAACTTCCATTATATACTTTAATCTTGTGAAAGTCAAGTGTGGAAGGGTTCTAGCAATCATTATGCCAGCCTGTTCTAGGTCTAGGTCTAGGTCTTCAACTATAGCCTTGACTCTTTTGGCTACCCGTTCTTCGGGCACCATTGCTTTAGATATACGCATAAACACTCCTCAGTGTATCAGAAAAAGATGTGGAGGGCAAGTCAGAAAGGGGACCTGCCCTCCTATTAAGAGGGGACCCAACCCTCTTTTATTTAGTGACCGTCGTCACAAGATTATAATTAATAAAGTCTTCAATATTGTGCCAGTCTTCACCGCTGCCCACGGTCATGTCAGTGAGGTCAATTGTGATTGGATGGTCTAAGAAGCCTTGGTCTGATGGGTCCATGGCTGTAATACCATAGCCAGTCTCATCCAGAATAGAATCTTTAATAATATAACTAATAGCCATACGGGTAGCATATGCAATGTCCCCCATTTGTAGACGTGGACGTGCATGCTGCAGGGCTGCTGCAAGCAACTCATACATATGGTCCTCATCCCAGTGGCTGTATAAGGCCACAGCGTGGTCCTCTGATTGTTTAAATACAAAGTTACAACGTGCTCCCACTATTCATCATCTCCTACAAAATCAATAACAATCTTAGCAACTCGTCCGTCCTCATTGATTTCAGCATAGACAGGATAGTATCCATCGCCATAGCCTGTAGAGAAAGCAACGGCAGAACCATTTCCTAATTCTCCGTAACCTTTATCAAGGGTAGCATTACAGGCACCAAGGTAGCCATACTCGCCAACTTTATTTACATGGTCCTCAAAGTTGTCCTCCTCTGAATTCCATGGTTTCCATTCATCAAGATAGCAAGGGTCTCCAACCATGGCTTGCCCGCTGTCTACTCCGAAATGACCTATTAGTGTTAGGTTTTTAGTATTCATTATTTTCCTTTCTGTGGTTTGTGTTAATAGTATCAAAGTCTAATGGGATTGTCAACTGGATCCATTCATTCATTGGTCGCCTCCTTGGCTGCAATGGCAAATGACAGGTCATATGTTAAACTATATAGATTAGCAAGTGCGTCTACCTGTCCCTCCCAATATTTACGCTCCATAGATTCCATAGCGTCACTAAAGTCGTTCTCCTCTTCAATACGCTGCGCCTCTGTCAGTTCTTGTTCAGCCTCCAGCATTAAAACTTTGAGGTGGCCATGCATGACATCAATACCGCTGATACCATGGTCGACCTGTCTCTGCAGATACGGGTCCAGAGTTGTTGGTGCTATTTCCATTTTTATCCTTCCTGTGTTTGACTAAGTATATATCTCATACCCATGATTTGTCCACTTATGTAAGTGTGTTCTATATCTAATTCAGTGTAGTCTTTAGAAGCAGGGTCTAATAAAATCATCGCTTCTGCTATACCGTCCAAATCTTGCTCAAGACTAATAATAGTAATCTTGATAAATTCAATTAATGTTTCTAGGTTCATTTGTCTACCCTTCTGTATTCAGGAACATGCTCGTCGTCTAAGTATACTTTATGGATATCACATTCCGCAACACAGTCAAGGTCTGCTTCACCCATGTAATTACAATCGCTGCAGATTTCTCCACAATCGTTCTCACAGTATTCAAGGGTATCTAATGAATCACAATCTCTACACTTACTACCATAGTCTTCAACAGTAGTGATAAAACCATTAAGCAGTGTAACCTCGCCACCCCAACCTGTTTCTTCTTCATAAGATAGATTAAAGTTAAGAGTTGGATACTGTGTTGATAGTTTAGTTATAGCCTCAATAGGCGGAGACCAAGCGGTATTAAAACGGTATGCAAGAGAAGTCTCATCTTCTTCCATTAACTCAGTCTCAGGATACTCCTCACCATGTCTAATTGCTACATCCCATTTGGTTCCCCAGTTTCTTACATTCCAGTCATACCAATGGTTGCCTTTGAACATAAGAGATTCTTCTAATGGTAGGCTATGGTCAGGTTGCTTTAGATACTCTTCATCAGAGATACCGTCCTGAATATGATTATAGATATTATGAAAAGCAAATCACCTGATATGTCAAGATAGTTGTAGCACCAGTTTGGCACAGGGGGTCCTTTCTGTTGAGTTCGTAATGCAATTTTAGCAAAATGTCAGGGGGATGTCAAGTCACTCCCAATATTGCACAATAGTCCTAATAGTAGTATGGATATGACAATCACAGTCATCCGATGTATCCCTGTCATCAAAATGAGATAGGTTGTCTTCATAGATCTCTGTAACTAATTCATCAATTGTATACAGTCGAGACATTATTCTACGTCCTCTAATACCTCATAAGTCATGTTATCAGCCATGCTTGTATCCATAAAATCATTTATCCATGAATCCATACTGGCAAGAAACTCTTCCTCAGTATATTCATTATCAAATGTAAACTGTATTGTTATTTGTTTCATTATGCCCCTACCTCTTCTATTTCTTTGTGGTATGCGTTAAGAGAAGTCACTGATAAGTCAAATGTATCAGAAGGGTGCATAATTAGCAAGTGGTCCAATGCGTGTCCAGCAGTCTTAAAACCTGAATAGCATTTATTGCCAATAGTCATTTCCCAGCAGTCAACGCCACCAGGAGATACGGAGTATTCCATTTCATATATTTCTACGTTTAGGGTCATAAACTAATAATAGCAAAAACCTAGGGAAAAGGCAAGTCCTTCGTAATTAAATAAAATAAAAAAATCTCATTTCGAAAATTTTAAGATCCTGGGAATTTTGTAAAAAAAATTGAGCAGTTTATACTCTTACTCAGGAGTTGCGATTACTTACGCAATCGCTAAAGTATTTTTTACAATACCAAGCAGACGATTTTTTTCTGCTGTAATCATTGGGTCAAATCCAGAAGCAGCAGCGAGCATTGCCTCAGTATTACCACCACGAGCAGACCTGTGCCAATCAAGGCGTTCAGTTAGAGCATTGAAAGCACCCCAAGCGGTGTTAGCAATCATTCCATTAAATTGACCTGTATAGATGTCATTGATAACATCAACCTTATTGGTCCATTTAGTAAGAGCAACTTTCGCTGCGTCTTTGTCAGGCTTAGGATAAGCAGCAAGAACAATATCATTGAACTGTTGCGCTGTAATTTCTTTTTCAATCATAGCCTTAGCCATAACATCAAAAGCGTCCATATAAGCATTAGCAAGACCAAGAGCCTCACGAGCAATTTGAACCTTGCCGTTAGCGGTCTGTGTATGACGAATCTTGAATGATTGCTTGATAGCGTTCTTGCCACGCTTAGAACCAAGAGCAAGATTAAGAGTGTTAGCGCATACAACACGAACGGGTGTTATTGACGCTTGAATAGCAATAGAGCCATCGTGGCTTGTGTTGATAAGTAAATAAGTTTTTACTTTATCCGCAACACCATTAGGGTCTAATACTGTTTCACGCTCAAGAGCAAGAGAGCCGAATACTACACGCCCTCCACGAATTGAACCAGCGGTTTCCCAGCGACCTCCGCCGTCTAGGATATTATCACCGAATGAAAATAAATCTTCATTCTGTAAAACATGATAACGCTCACCGACAACACCGAGAACATCGGTCTGTGTGTTATCCGTAGGGTTAGTGCGAACAACATATTGATAAGCCTTATCTGATGTAAGGGTATTTGGAATCTCAACATCAACCAATCTAACATTCCAATTATTTAGATTAGCAGCAGCAAGCATTTCGCTTGTTGTTTTTTCTTCTGAGAAAACTGTGCCAAGACCATGCCAAGCAGGTTCTCTAAAAGAAGCAAATGAAGCAACGCCATTTTGCGTTTCTAATTCATGAGCCATTTTTTTCCTTTCCGTAGTGTTTTAATAAGTTTATCATAAGATACTGACAAAATCAAGTTTAGTTTGTAAATTGGGGCAAATCGGACATCGTTCGTAACTTGACAAATTAAACAAGATCGGTTCGAAATTTGAGGTGGAGCAGTTTTAAGACATGCTCAGGTCTTGGATAGCCCTACTATCACGCTTTATAGATATTATCTATCTCAACATCAACATCTCCGTCATATGAACTTAGTTCAGCATAAACATTTAAGTCAATATCACTAACATCAAAGTTAGCAACTTCATCTAACGGAACTGATATTGTTCCTCTAATTGTGGCGGTAGCCTCAAATTCAATTTCCTTAGTAGGATTAAATCCAAATATACTACAAATATCAGCAACGATTTCCTCTGAATCCATATCAAGGTAATCAGGTAGGCGACTTTCTAACATAGTCACTTTTTGAGTATATCTATTAAGTTCTCGGCTTTCTCTGCGGTATTGGTGTAATTCCCACTCAAGGTCGCTAACCTTTACTGTTGGATACCAATTTGTATAGTCGCTTGGTAGCGAACCAGAATCAGAATCAATAATCTTATAGGTTACGATTTGATTAGGGTTGTAGTGTGCTGGCACTACTATTTCATTAGTTGTTTCCATTTTCAATATCCTTTCCCATTGAATCCATTTCTTTTATTGTTTCTAGCATATCATTTATTTGGCTTTCGGTCAAGCAGGCGTGAGTTACTAGAGTAGCGGTCATCGCTGATAAGTGAGCAGAATACATAAACATCGCTTTTACGAAATCGTCCTCACTTAATTCGTGTCTGTGATGAAAAATAGCAGCAGCCATTCCCATAACTTCCTCATCGTGAACGGCATCGCTTGTTGCCTCTTGTATTGCTAATGCGGTTGATATCATTAGGGCTTTCCTTTCTTTTGGGTATTTATTAAGTTTAGCATAAATATGGCAAAAATACAAATCCTGCCGTAAAGCCTCGTGTGACAATTCTCACATTTTCGAAATTTTTTGGGAGCAGTTTATTGTCATACTCAGGACAATCTCTCTAAGGGACTTTCGCAACAAGATCAACACAATCTAGTTTTGTGTCGCAGGTTGCCTTGAACACAAGAGAGAAAAAGTTGTGGCGGGGCAATTGCGATTACACATTCAAAACCGCCACAATTCTATTAGTAAGTTTTTACCATAGCAAATCTTGTTTGGTTATTTGCTAAGCGTAGCATTACCTTAGTGACATTTCTAGTTTGTGGCACAAACTTTTCAATGCGACCTGTAATACCTGCTTTAGAAGTAGTGAATAAATCGCCTACTCTGTAAGTATAGCCTCCAAGGGTCATTTTGTTCCTTTCTGTATTGGGTTAATACAATTCTAACATTTTTTGGTGGGGGAGTCAAATACCCTCCCCCTTTGCTCAATTAGAGATAACGAGCGATAGTGTTGTAAGTAGAAGTGGAAACTGTTTCCTCATCTGTCATCTTGAGAATACGAATTGCGTTCTCAATTTCATCTACCATTTCTTTATACTGCCACTCTTGGAAAGACTCAAAATCTTTCTCAGGTTCAGTAGGTAGGTCAATAGCACCTTTAGGTAGGTTGAAATCAACATTTACGCTTCCGTTGTAGCGGAGATTAGCAGATAAGTCCTCTGCCTTGTTGATAGCAGATAGAGCGAGTTTAGCAACATCTTTGCGCCACTTTTCGTGAGCCTTCTGATACTTCTCCTCATTTACTTTTTGATTAGCCTTATCTTTCTTGAGTTGGGCTAACTTAGTTTCTAATGCCGTGATTACTTTGGTTGTAGCAATCTTGACATTTATACTTTTGCCATTTCTAGCCATTTGTTTTCCTTTCTGTTTGGGGTATCTATCCTAGCATTTCTAAGATAAAAAATCAAGTTGAGCAGTTTTAACAGACTTGCTCAGGTCTTTTCCTGTATTAGGAATTATTTACTTTGCTGTCCAAGTTGTCCAGCGTGGTGAGCCATTGACATCTAACTTGACACGAACAGTTGTTCCGTCTTTGCTAGGCTTGATTTCGGTGATAGTGCCTGTAATCTTAGACTTCTGTGAAGTATAAGTGTCGCCTACCTTGTAAGTTGCGGTTGCTACTGACATTTTTTCTCCTTTCTTTTGTTGATACCTAATTATGACATTATTTGACATTTTTGTCAATTCATTTCTGACATTTCTCACTATTTGAGATAGTGATTTATATCACTTTCCTCCTGCTAGTAATAAGGTTATTAAGAACCCTATCCCTAATAAGATTATTAGTTCCATATTCCCCTTTCCTATTTCTTTTTAGCCGAGAACACGATATCTGCCTTATTATAGACACATAGACTACATTTTACACAAGCAGAGCCCTCTTTGTCAATTAGGGGAATTGCCTTTTTATTCTCAGGGCACTTTGCTCCTACCTTGCCTATCATTGCTTTTAGGTCTGCCTGCCCAATTGCGAAGGTATCTGCAAGGTATGCCAGTCTAATCCCTTTATCCTTATTAAGACTAATAGCAATATCCTTATTCTCTTTATCTGTTGAGAAGTAGAGGCTTAAATTTTCAATATCCTTGAGCATATCTGCAGCGGTAGCCACACGAGTGTAAACCCAGAATTGTATATCAGGATTATTTAAGATAACATGCTTCCATGCGAAAGTGTAAGTATCATTGAAGAAGTCGCCATCCCAGTGTATACGAAATAGTTTAGGAGCGTCTTTCTTTTCACAATCTTTTCTAAAGTCTTCAATCATTTCCTGCAGCAGGTTTTCCATAGTGTCATGGTCTGCGTCTTTTAGTAATTCCCAATTGTGCAGGAGTACAGCCTTTACTCCTTTGTATACTCTTTCAAGTTTTCCTGCGTAGCAAACACTTTCACAAACACTAGTGGCACCAGGGCACGAGAAGTTTTTTCCAGCAGGCAATCCAAAAGTGTTGGCAATTGTTGGGGTTTTTCCATTGGGCGATACGGCATTAGCCACCTTCCTATCATTAGAGCGTTTTAATTTCATTTGGGCCTTTCTTTGTTTTTAGTATAACATTTTATTTATGGGTTGTCAATTTTGGGTATTTGGGTTTTCTGGAATATAGTTTTTTGTTCCTTAATGGCGTGGCAGCATTAGATCTACGTAATTCCTGTAATCTACGTAATTCCTCAGCCGTCTTTTTTCTCATAGAATAATCTTATCATAAAAATCTTAAAAATGCAAATGTCCGTTTTGTACCAATTTTCGAAATTTTTAGCAGGGCTTAGAAATTTTCAATAAACAATTCAAATTTTTCATTATCTAAAATTTCAACATCTTCTTTTTCACTAAACTCATTTTCAATTACAAGAGAGAATCCATCTTTAGTTGAATCAATTGAAATAATTTTTACTATTCCAACAATGCCTAACCCAATTAGATCTCCTACTTCTAATTGGTCAGCACTGAGAACATCTACAAAGCGATAATCTTCTTCCATATCAATTATTGTAGCAGACATTTATTTAATTGACACTTTCCCATTAGCATAAAAGTTTTTAGTATACATTTTACCTGTTGGGTCTGTAAGATTATAGGTTGCGTATTCTTTAGCATTTCCGTGGTCTGAGCATTTAGCCCAAGCCTCGTGTGCTTCTAAGAAATCGCTAATTCGCAGGGTAGAGAATAATTCTCCATCATACGCAGTAGTCAAGACATAGTTATATTCCATTTTAGATTTCCTCCATTGGTATTAGTTCATCATTTACAAGTCTGAAACCTGTTGAGATTATTACCTCGCCATTTTCCTCATCGTGGAATAGTGCTTCAGGGAATAATTCAAGCACCTTTCCTAGCATTTCATCAAAAGTCATTAGACTTCCTCTCTTTCAATAATCCACGCATTTAGGTGGTGTTGGTCAATAATAGCGTGTGCTGGAGCAGTGGTCAAATTATCCTTATAGAATACTCCTTCGGGTAAGGGTATCTCTAAGTGCCATAGCCCTAAGTCATTTACGGCGTCAATTGCTTCAATACAAGGTTTAACCATTTCTTTAGGAACGGGTGGGTAGTGATTAGCAGATAAGTGAATTGCTATCTGCCTTTCAATATCAAACTCATCAAATAAAGCAAGGTCGTGTGCGAAAGTGCTTCCCATTATTTATACCTCAGCACTTTCCCAAATAGTTTTTTCAAGGCTTTCGTCAGCCCAAATTACATCTCCGTCGTGGTCAAAGATTATTTCGTGAGGATTACACACACAATTCTCAAAGTCATAGTCCTCGCCATTACTCCAAGTATAAACACCCTTGCCGTCGCATAGGTGGCAGTTTCTAATTCTATCTACCGCTATTTCTAATCTATCCATTTTTCTTTCCTTCTTTCTGTTCATACTGAAATCCTATCATAGGGGTCTGACATTTTCAAATCCCCACGCCCTTCTACCACGAGGAAGTGTAGTAAAAGGACAATTTGGACATTTCGGGCAGAGCAAATATACGCTCCAATTTAGTCTTAGTATTCTTTAGGTCTTGCCAATACCACTCGTCGATATCGGTTGAGCCAAAGAAAAATCCCCCTTGAGGCGATAGCAAAGTAGGGTTACGCTCTGCCAATGCTCTATTCACGAGATCAAGTAGTGCCTGTAATTTTTCGTGTGATACATAGTAATCACCGCAGTCATCTACTCCACGCTGAACATTATCAACAAACCATTTATGAATCTGATTAGCCTTGCGCCAATAAGCACAAGTTACTTCAACATTAACGCCATAAATATCTGTAGCAACATCTGACATATCAGCAACATCTACAATATTTTTCCATAACGGATTAATTACTTCAGGACTTTCATAGGATAATTCCTCATTATCTCTAAGAGCCTGCCAATTTACTTTTTCCACATATTTTTTAGCGTGGAGATACATATCTAATCCCATTTAGTTTTTCTCCTTTTCTACATCAAGAATATCAAAAGCATCAAACTTTGCCAATTCACTATCAGGCAAACTTCTCAAAGATTTCTGAAGCGCAAAATACGCATCTAAATCAGTATCAACATCAACAACATAACTAATTAAAATATTTTTCATTAGTTTTCCTTTCTTTATTTTCAGGCTTCTAGCCTACCATTTTTCACTGACATTTTCAAACTCATCTCAAACTTTAAGACGGCGTGTCGTGTGGGAAAAATCACAAATCCCGTAAAGTGTTACATAATTCACATTGTGGATAACCTGTGGATAACGTTTCGAATTTTTTAGGATTTTTTAGCAGCACACGCAAAGCATTTGAGATCTGCGATAAAAATTCTACCGCAGATTTCGCATTTGCTAATTTTATTTTTAGACAGGAATTAAACCTAATTCATCTACACCGCAAGCCTTTTCAAATCTTGCTTTGTCAAATCTATCGTTATCAGCGAGAAAGAATTGAGCGAATTCCTCTACCAAATCCTCAAAGACTTGTGGGTGAATATCATCAGCAAAGCCTTTAAGAATGTTAGAAGTTTGAACATAGTCTTTTCGTGTCATCATTAGTTAGACTCCTCATCTAATAGAATAAGAGCGGTTGACCAGCCTGCATTTATTTGTTCTAATTCATTTACCAATTCATTACGAGTTAAAACTGAAGCATTACCTATTAAATCTGTAATTGCTTGAAGATTCATTGCAGTAAATATACCTTCAGGAAGCATAGCAATTTGATTTGCCATTGGTGAATTATTATAGACTCTTGAAATAAACTTTACGCCTTGAGCAGTAAAGGGGTAGTCTGTGTAAGTTGTGTTTGTCATAGTTAGTTTTTACCTTTCTTGTTGTTTGTGTTATTAACTATTGTAGCGATTTTCTCTAAGTTTGTCAATTGTTGCGCTTTGCGCTGGCTCTCAATAAGAGCCTTGAATTCATCTAATTTCATTTTAGTTTTCAACCTTTCTCAATTCGTATGAATTATTTAGTGAGCGAGAATTATTAGAGAACATAGCCTCTACAATTTTTTTATCTTTTAGACTTTGAGCAATTCTTTTTTCTTGTTGCTCTTTTAGTATTCTATCAAAAGTGTTCATTAGTCTGCCACCTTTACGGCGACAGTAGCCCAACGATGACCATTGAAGCGAATTGCGAAAGCCTCATAGCCTTCGGATAAATAAATATCCTCACGCTTTTCAGCGAAATTGATTTCGCCGTATTGGTATTTTCTCGCAAGGGAGCGAGGGTAATAAGTTTGACCCACTAACAGGTCAGGAATTGAATAAGTTTTCATTTCAGTTATCCTTTCTAAGATACTTTCTAATAGTGCTATTATTTCATTTTTTAGCGTTAAAGTCAAATTAGACCCACGCTTGGGGAGTGTGAGTTGCCTCACACACCTAGAATATCTACTCCGTAGTAATCAACGGCGTCTATGACTTTCATCACGCCTTTATACTCTTGGCAAGGGAAGCAAAAAGTATCCCAGCGATCAAGGGTATTTGAACAAAATACGCAGATTTTATCCTGAATATTGAAACCATTTTCTAAAACGATTTCTATCGTAGTTTTATTTAGTGTAGTCATTTTCTGACCTACCTTTCTATTTAGTGTGCTAACTTATTTGCTAGGCTCATTCTATTTCTAGACTTATTTGCTAGGCTCATTTAGCACTATTTAATTTTGATACTGTAAGTCTAACACGAGGCACTGACATTTTGCCCTGTATTTCGGGCGTGTCGGAAATCTTTTTTTGTGAGGATTATCACAAAATCCCCCACCCCCGAGGTCGGGCGTGTCGGGGTTCGAAATTTTTCGAAAATTCGGACATTTAGGACATGTGATGAACACCACAAAAATAGTTATACGACACGCCGACGGAAGACTTGAAAATGTCAGTTCTATCGTGTAGAATACGCAGTATAGAAACTAAAGAAAGGAACAGATAAAATGAAAAAATGTGAAATCTGTGAACTAGATAGAAAATACACTCAGGTTATGACTTCTGGGCGTGTCGTCTGCTCAGGTTGCTACCTAGAGCATTACGCCTCCTAGTGTGGCACAAGTCACAAAAAGACACGGCGTGTCGTCTTGACTTTTGTGGCGGTATAGAGTAGAATACGCAGTATAAGAAATGAACAGAAAGGTTCTAAAATGAGTAAGAAAAATTGTAAGTTATGTGGTCAGACCACCTATGTATCAAAAGAAAGGTTAGGTAGCAAAAATGCTAACACTAAATTACACAGTATCAAAAGAGGATACTATTCTAACAACATCAAACATGTTGATGATAAATGAGCGTCAGATAAATGACCTTATGGAAAGCCTAGTGGCTTACGGATTTACAGTAGAGGCTATGTCAGTAGCCCCTGCTACACTTTAAGAATTAAGAAAGGATAAACAAAATGAAAATGTATCAGACACTAAGTTATAAATGCTCCCCTTGTGGCGGTAGAGGTTATGTATTCTACGGCGATAACGATGATTACACCATTGAACCTTGCGAGTGTGTTAGCAATGGCTAACTACTCAGCAGAGCAACTACGCAGAAAATCACACCTAGAAAATGGCGGAACATTAGGAAACTATGACCGCTCACACTACGAATTAGAAAAGGAAAAAAATGATACCAATAACACTAACAACGACTAACGGCGAAACTAAGAAAATGACATTACCTAACAAGGAAAGTGTAGAAACTTTTATTACATCTTTCTCAAGTGCCCTACCACCAAACATCGCAGTATGTATTGACGCACCCCTGATAGGAATACACAACGGGTGGCTATTTGGAACTAGGCAAGTAGTGCCATAGAAATAAAATCTCCCCCTAGTAGTGAGCACAAAAATAAATCTCCCAAGATCGTGCTCACTATTTTTTTTATTTAATTTTATTTTTTTTATGCATCATACACATTAGCAAAAAATTCAGATTTTTGTAAAAATGGTTTTTAAAAAATTTTTCAGATGGCGGTATAATGAAATACATGAAGGTTATCGTTGGCCCAGACACTAAAAGCGGGGTAGTCCATAATATATATCCAGATGGACTACCTATACCAGAACATATGATGAATCCTCATATTGGTGGATGGAACAAAAAATGTAGGCATGTATTTGAATATGTCAAAGCAGAGGTTTGTCCAGATTGTGAGCGGTATACACATGAGCCAGACTATGATTTTCAAAACAAACTACATAGGCAGTGGATTGCCGACGGTAAACATTTAGAAATGCAATGTCCACTTGGTGGAACTATTAGAGGATGGTGGGATATATGAGCGAATCAGAAAAAATTTCAGAAATTGACAATATGGGTAGAGAGAAGTTCTGGGAAGATCTAGGTAGACCAGAAAACGATGGTTTGGCATTAAAGATGTTTAAAGAACAGTGCTGTGAACAGTGTTTGTGCAATAAAAATAACAAAAAATGGGGGTTATAATATACCCATGACTACCGAACTAAACATTCATAAGTCACAATAATTTTATGGGGGAAACTACAATGACGCCAAAGTCTATATACGACATTGATTTAAATTCTGCAGAAGGAAATTCTGATTTTTTAAAACAATACAAAGGTAAAGTAACAATGATAGCAAACACAACAGTTGGTTGTGGAAATGCTAATCAACTAGAAGTTCTTCAGTGGCTTCAGGAAAAGTACCAAGATCAAGGATTTGAAATCATTGGTGTTCCTACAAATGACTATTGTGGTCCAGGAATTACTAGAGGAAAGTGGGCAGATGGAATTACTTGCGGTCTAGACTCAAAGGCTTATGGAGAAGATGTTTACGGAACAACATTTAATTACTCTGAAATGGTTTCTTCAAATCCACACGAAAAGTTTTATGAAATATATCCTCATGCTAACGATAATCACGAAAGACGTCAACCTCATGAGTTGTATGTAGAAATTTCATCACAGATGAAGGCTTTACGGGATATGAAAGAGCATTTAGAAGACTCAAATGTAGAAGGAAAATTCATGCCAACCAGTGGGTTCAACATTGGTTTTTATGATCAAGTTGACATGGGTGGAAACTACGAAAAGTATCTTATTGATAAAGATGGATATGTCATGAAACACTTTGCAAACAAATCCTTAAACTACGATGCTGAGAAAACACTCAAAGAGTCATTAATGGCAGAAGGACACTCTGAACCTTTTGCACAGCATGGTGGCAGAACAATTGAAACATTTAACGAAGAATACAATTTTGTTTGTTCTGAAATCGAAAAAGCAATTGCAGGAGCAAGATCTGCACTTAATCCAAGTTTAGTAAAAATTTAAAGATTACTTCAACTTTAAAAAACGTGACTAGATAAATATGGCACTACTCAGCCGTAATAGCACCTTTTTTAACTAGATCATCATAAATCATACTAAACATCTGAACTAAGTCTGGTCTAGTAGAATCTAACATATTTTGAATTTGCTCATATGTCAAACCAGCCTTCTCGGCACCTTCAATATTATAATTATTAACAGTGTAGATCATTATTTCTACAACATCTTCTTTTTTCATATTACCACTTTCCTATCGGACATTTTGCTTGAACTAATGTTGTCTTAAGTTTCATAAAACAACCACACTTCTTACATTTTACCATACGCTTGTTAAACCATTCACAACCATTGCATATTTCGAGGCGGGACTCAATTAAATCCCTATCACTTCTTGGCTGATTAGGATCAAACAAATCAATAAACCTAACATCATCACTCACCATTCCATCATATCATAATAAGTAACCGAATACTCTCCTGAGTATATTTCAGCATATGAGAAAATATCACACATATATTTTTTCATGGTCGTCAAACCAACTTTATCGGTTTGGTATTTATATCCATGCGTTAATGTTTCATGTGAAACCTTCTCATTAACAAATGCATCATTAAGGGTTTGTACATACCGTTCTTTGCCATACCGTTTGGAAGTAAAGGATTGGTTTGGATATTGTATTCTTATACCGTCGTCAATTTGTCTGGCATATTCGGTTTCATGCATAACATATTCTACTGCAGGGCAAACCATCCTATCAGACCATGTTCGCATGTTTTCGCTGTAATTATCTAAATTGCGTAGGGTAGAGTCAGCGTAGGCCATGCGTATCATCTCTGTTGCCGATGTTTGAATTCCTGTTGCGAACGCAATTAAATATGCGGTTGCGAATGGAAACTTGTCGCTATATTTTGTAATACCGAAATGGACATTCGGGTTAAAACTTTTCGCCGACATATTATCATTTAATAAACGCATGTGATTGCCAACCGAAACATAATCTGGATGATTCATATCGCAATCAACAAACAAACAATCTCTAGGACTGATACTGTCCGCCAGACATAAAATATTCTTATCATACGTACCTACAACCCTAGATCCGTTATAACGATTTAATAACTGCGCCGACATAAAACCATCCATATCTGGCGAAATTATTAAATTTGTAGAATACTCTAATGTTCTAAGTATCTCAGATTTCATTTTTTAAAAACTCCATGTTATAATTTCCTTGTTATGTCAATCGAATCCTGGGCAGCGCTAATAGTTTCAATAGGTTCTATTGTAGCATTAGTTACTGGTGGAATCAAGTGGCTAACAAAACATTACTTTGATGAAATAAGAGCAGAATTTAAACCCAATGGTGGATCAAGTTTAAAAGATCAAGTTAATCGTCTAGAATTAGAAATGTCTCACATGAAAGATCATTTAATGAGAGAAGAAAAAGAACAGGCCGATATGCAAAAAAAACTTGATCGTATGTATGAAACCATTATAGACTTTATTTCTAGTAATAAAAAGTAACTATATATAATATATAAATAATAAGTATCTCTGAGGGAAAGTCCCCCCCTCCCCCCATAGATTTTTTGTTACATCTATTGGTGGAAGAGGAACTAGTATCTCTAGTGCAAAGTCCCCACAAACCCTATAAACACTATACCACAAACTATTTTCTATTGCAAACACTTTAATAACTAATTGTCCGTTTTATCCGTTATGATATACTTTTAATGCTTGCCCTTTGATCTGTCTCTCATACCCACCGATCTTTGGGCAAGTCTATATTTCGTGGTATAATCTTTTATTATGGCAAATCTCTGTGCTCCCGAAATTTTTGGTGCTGATCCAGTAACCATTCAGTGGAGAGCAGTTCGTGGAGATACAGCAACTTTACGTGTAGAATTTTATGAAGATGATGAAGTAACATATTATGATACAACTGGATGGATATATAGATGCACAGCCTATGATCAATCTGGAAATGTATTAGATGCTTTGGATTGCGAACCAGGCGAAGGATTTGTAGATATTACTGCTTATGCTTCAGTTACTAAGAACTGGGGAAGTGGTTATAAGGCTACCGTCGCAGAGTTGCCTTTTGATCTTCAGGTAATAATTCCAGAAGAAATAGAAGATATTGTTTGGACACCAGTTGTCGGAACGATTTATGTTATAGGTGATGTAACACCAGGAGGTACTTTATAATGGCAGTTATTAAAATTGTTCCTATGCCAGGCGCAAAAGGAGATCAGGGAGACGATGGTGCAACAGGTGCACAAGGATTGCAGGGGCCAATTGGTGAGACAGGTCCAGCAGGTGCTGATGCTTTATGGAACTATAATGGTGAATGGAGTCCAAGCGCTACATATGCAGAAGGTGACGTAGTTACTTATAATGGACAAACATATTATGCAACTGGAATTACAACTCTTGCAACAACTCCAGACATAGATCTTAATTTTGATTTAATTGCAGCCAAAGGTGCTGACGGATTAAATGGTGTTGATGGTGCACAAGGAGAGCAAGGCATACAGGGTATTCAAGGTGAGCAAGGAATTCAAGGTATCCAAGGCATACAAGGAGAAACTGGACCTGCTGGAGCAGATGCTCTTTGGAATTACACTGGAGCATATAGTGGTGGCTCAGCATATGGCGTCGGAGATCTAGCAACATATGACGGACAACTTTGGTATCGCAAACACGCTAATGGCGGTAATGTT